CCTTCGTCGGGTCTATAAATACATTGCCTATGTAGGTGTTAACAATATCTTCTGCATATGCCTCGTAGATATTAAATTCGTCCTCAGTCACGTTTACATTTGGAAACAAAACTTTAAACTCGGCATATGTTATATACATCGCTATTCACCTTTCTTCTTTGAAGTCTTTACCATCTTGTCTTTAGGTGGCTCTTCAATTGCTTTGTCCTCTACAATCTCATAAAAGCCTTGTAGCCACTCTGCAAGTTCATCATCAATTACATATATCTCGCCTGCCTTAAAGTCCTGCCCTTTTACAAATATGTTTGCATTAAATCTTACTTTCATTATTCACCTCCACTAAAGAGGGGGACAGAGCCCCCTCGAACTATCACGATGCTGAAGTCTTTAATACAACGAAAGTTGCTGGATATGCTACATAGAAGCCGAAACGGAAGGTTGCCTTGAGTTCAGTCAAGTCTTGGTCGAACTTGACTTCTCTCGATGCGGTAATTTGAAGTTCCTGTCTCATACCAAACATAACGTTTTGCGGGTCGCAGAATAGAGCAATCGGCTTGGAAGCAGAGAAGTCAGAAGGCATTACCTCTACTCTTTCGAAAGGATAACCGACTAAGGTCTTGGATTCTGGGTTCAAAACAGGATAGTTTGTTGTTGTCTTGAGTTCAAATGCTTTTGCATAAAATGTTCTGTGTGCAATCCAGAATGGGTTAACTTTATAGTCTGAAGGTATTGCGTTTATAGCATCAATAAGTGCCTCATAAGTTATATCAGAAGTGTGTCCTGTCGCTTCAACTACATTTGTTATACCAGAAGTGTTTAAAATGCCGTTAAACGGGTCGCCGTTCGATGTGTTCCCTGTGAGAATTAGTCTATCCATCTCCTTACCAAGGACACGACCTATTAGGTTCACGATGTAAGCATCAACTGCTCCGCCGATTGTAGCATCTGCTAACAACTCATTGCTTATGTCAACCAATGCCATTAACTTTTTGATTGGAACTGAGTTTTGATAAACAGTCGGAGTGGTTGGTGTAGGTGCAGTATTCTCGCCTGGATAAGAAACTGTCACAGGTGCTGAAACGCCAGTCAAATAGACTTGGTTAGATGCGACAGGTATTCTTGTAACTCTTGGATAAACAACGCTTTGCTGAATTGCAACGTCGATTATACGGTTAACATACTCAGGAGGCACAAGATACCCACCTGCTGCTGGTGTGCCTTCTACGAGTGTGCCTTTAGTCACCATTTCTCTAATAGATTTTGCAAGTGTGCCAGGCTCGACTGAATACACATCTTTGTGTGCTGTCAGTTCCTTAACCGCTTTCAGAAATTCCTCGTGTGTAATGAATTTAGAGTTCAAATCGCTCTCAACCTTTTGTGCTGTTTTCTCTATAATTTCGCTTTTAATTTGTTCTACTTCGTTCATTTGTATCACCCTCCTAAAGTGATTTTTTTAATTCATTTAATATGTCTAAAATTCTGTCAGATTTTTGAGCAATCGCCTCTAATGAGGTGCTATTTTGCTCTACTTCCGACAGGTCTAACAACTCTTTTAACGGGTCTTTTAAGTCTGAAAGTTCCTTTTGTAACTGAGTAATGCCATCTAAAACATTCTTAATCTTTTGCCTGTTCGCTTCTGAAAGCACTCTCCCGTATTTAACTTCGGGCTCTAAACCGCAAGCCTTAAATATCTCGTCATCGCTATAATAGACTTTGTGAAATTCAGGCGGTTCTTTGTCAAAGTCCTTATAATGTTTCGATAAGTGATTATAAACGCCTTCCTTGTCTGAGTCTGGAATGTCAACGCCACCTCTCGCACCGAGAAGTGCTGCCATTGCTGCTGCAACACCTCGCCAAACTACAGCGTGCTGTCCGCTCGCGTGGTGATGTGGTAGTTTGTAAGAACTCTTGACATCTGGATTTTGCTCATCATACCACGCACACATAATCTTTAAGTCATCAACCGTTGCGTCTTTTACCTCTTTGCCAGCGTCCCAAGGCTCATCCTCGGGTGCTTTCGGTGTCTCCTTGTAAGGAATTACACCTTTTTTAACTTCTTCCATTTTTGTCACCTCTTTTGTTTTAATTTCTTTAAATGCCTTGATTAAAGGTTCATATACTAAATTGTCCTGCACAGCATAAGGATTTGCAGGCACTAAGACTTGCGAAATTTCTAAAAGTTTCACCTTCGTGTAAATTCGCTTTACGTTATCGCTCCCAGGAACACTCTCGATAGGTATAAAACCAACGCTATAACTTGCAAGCCCGTTCTGTGCTAATACCCAAGCCCAATCGGCAATATCATTTCCCTGTCCGACAAAGTATTGAATTTTCACATAAAGTCCTTTGTCATCAGTCCGTGCCTCAATAACCTTCCCAAGTGCGTTCTCTATAGTTTCATAATCATGAGAATTGATAACGACACCATTATAGCCTTCCAAGTCCCAAGCGGTAGGTAAAATGATTTCACCATCTCGGTCTACATCTTTTGTAGAAGCGTAAGCCTCTACAACATGATTCATAGTGTCTATTTGTTTCGCTACAAAACTTTTAATTATTTTATCCATTTAATCTCCCTCCTCTGGAATTAAAATGACCGTACAGCGGCAGTTTATCGTCTCTTCTGGACTTCCCGATTTATCGCCAGGAAACATCAATTTGTCATCTCCGACATCAAAAGGCTCGTCTATATCCCTAACTTGTCCGTCTGCTGCGGCGTGTGTTGGTCTAACTCTTTCGTCTTCACTTGTCAGCCATTGCTTTTTAGTTATCCCAACCTGTTTACCTGCCTCAAGGCTTGCGTAGTTCGTTGCACTTATCGTTTCAGTCCTTGCTATCGTTTCGCTCCTGTTTTTATATGTCTCTTCAAAAAGCGTCTTCATTCTATTTGCTAAGTCTGGTATACCTTCCCCGTTCTGGATACCTTCAAGAAGTTGGTCATACACATCTTTCCTCGTAGTCTGAATAATTTCTGATGCCGACTTCTCAAGCGACTTCAAAAGTTTTTCTTGTATCCCAGGGACTTGTAAGTTAAACGAAATTCCAAAACCTAAATCACTTAAAGTCTTGTCTCCCGCCTGTTGCATAAAACTCAATAAGAATGGCTTTAAATGTTTAACAATGTATTCTTTCCATTCTTCCGATACATTTATCGCCACAATGTCCTGCGGTCTCAATGTGTCCTTCTGATTAACATCGCTTTTAGATTTCAAAGCCTCTAATTGTTTTAAAACTTCCTTCTCCTGTTTCTTAAAGATATCCATAACTTCTTTTGCCAATCTTTTTTCCATCGGTTCGGTCATTGCGATGTAACTCTTCCAAATCTGTGTTCTATCTACAGACTTGTCTTTTTTATCAAGTTTGCGTTCTATTTTTTCTAACTTCTCAAGTATTTTAGAAGTCTCAGGGTTCGGTTGTGGTTTCGCTGTCCCAAGCGGTGTCATACTTAAATTGCCCCACCACTCATTACCCCACGGGACTGGTGGAAGCCCGTCTTCTTGGAGCAATTGATTTATGTATCGTGTGCCGTTCTTAAGTCGGATATCTCGTATCTGCTCTAAAAGAAGTTGGTCTTCTAATGTAAGATTTTGAGTGAACTTAAACCTAAACTCTGCTTTGCCATCTAAAACTTTCATAGTTATCTGTTCTGCTAAATCGTTTGCTAATGGTCGGACTACAAACTTCTCGAAATATTCGTATTGCGTTTGTGCGACAGCACGATTAACGCCTTGCATATCATTAAAGAACACGCTTGGGATACCAAACGCAACTGCAATCCGTTTCATAGCAAACTCATCAGTATCTCTCAAACCGAAGTCATTCGGATTTGTCTTGATATCGTGAACTTCCCATCGTGAATTTGATAAAAGCATAATCTTCCCCGAGTTTTGCGGGCTTGAATATTTTTCTCTAACTTGGTCTAAAATAGTTTGAACTTGGTCTTTGGTCAGGTGGTCTTCTGTTGTAAGAATTATGTTTAAGAATGCTCCGTTTTGGAACATATTTGAAAGGACTTCCATTTGCCTGTATTGTGCCTTTGCGTCCTCAAGAACGGTTAACAACGGCGACACATCTTTGATTATACGGACAAATGGTGATTGCCCTGTAATCAAAGCGACTTCTGAAATGTCATAAGTATCAGTCCAGAATACTCTCATATACAAAACTTTGATTTCGGAAGGTGTTACTAAAAGTGTTATTCTATCGCCGTCCAAGAGTTCGGGCTGTGGGAATGACTTTCGTATAAACGCTATTCCTGTAATGTCTCTCCAATATTGTATCTTCTGAAGGAACTGTCTCGGTGTCAAGTTCACAGGATTTGCAAACCAACTCATTAACTTCTGATTAGGCTTGTCTCCGTTTACTATCTCCCACTCCAAGTCAGATATCGCCTGTGCTCTTAAAGTCAAGGCTCTATTGACATACGGATTTTTTATAGCGGCGTCTTCAAGAGAAGTTATATCAGAACTTACACCGCCAGTCAGAAGTCCTGTTCCGACATACGAAAAATTTTTCTTTTTAAAGAAATCAAAAAGTCCCATTTAAATTATCACCACCTCTGGTGTGCCTCGTTTTAAATGACTATATACTGCGTATCGAAATGCGTCCATCAAGTGGTCATTAAATTTCACAGGCTCTTCTAAAACATTCCCGTCTTTGTCTTTACGATATGAATAACCTTGAATTTCTTTTATGAAGTTTACACATCTCGGGTGTATATGAATTTTGAAGTTCTTTACAAAGTTTATACCTTGAATGACATCTTTATCAGTTTTGCCTACTGCGAACCCCGCCTCTTGAAGTTCTTTAATACGGTCTGGCTCTGCAAGGTCGGGATAGTAAATATTCGCCTGTGGCTTGTCTTTTAAAAGTTCAATGAGTTCGGAGTTCTTTAAATGACTTTGATAAATCTCATCAAAAACATAGAGTTCGTTGTCTTTAATCCCAAGATAGACGACTGCCGAAGGATTATTAAATCCAAAGTCCACGCCTGCGATAATCTCATCAAAATTGAGTTCAAACTCCTTGACGTCCCAATTGTTATAAATGAGTTCTGATAGCGTTCCCCACTCTCCAAGAGCGTAAACCTTATAAAGGTTCTCGTTCTGTGTTTTTAGACCTTCCAAGACTTCTACATATGATTGGTCTATGAATTTGTTATCCTGGTAGGTTGTTTTGCGAATTTCGGCTCTATTATCTATCGTATCGAAAAATCGCTTTTTCAACCAATGCAAAGCACTTACAGGGTTAAAGGTCAAAATAACTTGATGATACTCTGCTGGGTCTCGGAGTCTCAAGTCCACCTGCGTAAAGTCGTCTTCTGAAAGTTCTGTTGCTTCCTCTATCCAAATTGAAGTTATACCTGCAATACTTTTAAGTTTCTCAACATCGTCCAATCCTGCAAATAAAATTTGATTCCCATTCTGACATACGATTTTCATCTCGACATCGTTGATTTTAAATAGACTTGTTAAGTTCCACTCCGAAATTAAATCCTTCAATAATAGAAAACTTGAATTTCGCAATGTCCTTGCAACCTTACGAACGACTAAGATACGGCTCTTTTTCTCCTGCAAAGTCCTAATAAGAATTTTCTGTGCAGCAAAATAAGACTTCCCAGCACCTGCACCGCCGTAGAGAATTAAATATCTGGACTTGTTTTCTAAGAGGTCAATATATTTAGGATTAAACACTTCCTGCTCGATTTCAATCACCATTTTTCTTAATCCTCACAACGATGTTTGCATCGCTAATCTCTTGAAGTTCACCTTTATACTTCAAACCCATTTCGATTGCCTTCAAGGCTTCGGCTGCGTTGGTAAAACCGTGTGCCTTCAAAAATTCATATGCTAATTTTTCAAGGTCAGTCACCATTAAAAAGTCATCGTGTTTGGCTTTCGCTATTGCGTCGATAAACTGCTCTTCTTTACTTTTATCGCTGTCTTGATTTGCTATGACATCGATAATGCCTTGCTTGACGCCTTCCTCAAAAAGAGCCTTCCAACCGTATTTTTCAGCCCAATTTAAAATAGTTTGAGCCGTCAACTCGATATCAAACTTTTGTCTAATCTCTAATACGATATCCCTTAAAGAATACTTATGAGAACCTTCTTTGTTCGGTGTCAAATATAAGTCTTTTGCGTAGTTTAAAACTTCCTCTTTGACTTTATTTCTTATCTCAGTTCACCTCGCAAACAAAAACAGCGGGAGGGTAAAAGGAGGTAGGAAACTCTCCCGCATCGACGTCGCTACTCCTTTTCGTGTTAAGAGGACAGCCCTCCACCAAATGTCCTCTTGTCCCGCACCCAAAGAGGGTGCACTCCCCAGAAACTTTCACAATAACATTATACCTAAGTTTTCGTCAAACAAAAATCTTTGTCAACTTTTTTTCGTGATTTTGTAAAAAGTCTATGACAATGTTTTGCTCTTGTTGTGATAAATTTTCTGCCTCGATAAAGTTTAAAACCCTGTCAACGTGTTGATTTTCTGTCGGAACGACTGATATCCAAGCCCGCCTGCAACTATCCAAGAAGTTTACAATTCTAAGTCCGATGTCGTTTAAAATAATATCTTCACCATCTAAAAAACGAACTGCTTTATGAAGTTCTTTTACATAATCCTGTATCTCTGGTATTTTTCTACCCTCGCCATCTCGACGCATTACTTTGCGTAGACGCTCCTCATCTTTCTTTTGAACGTTATAGTAGTATTCTTTCCGTCTGATAGAGACTTCCAATTTATGCTTATTATACCAGCCAACCCATCGCCTTTCGTGTTTTCGTTTGATGTTATAAAGTCGCTTCTGTATCTCTTCCCCTTGTTTTCTGCACTCATCGGAGCAATATTTTGCGTCTGTTTTGCCTTCAAATTCCTTGCCACAGATAACGCAAACCTTTTTCACGGTTCACCTCACAGATAGCC